ACCCACGGTTAAATCGTCTGGTAAACTACTAATGTTTGTGCCACTCAAATCAAGAGAGTTACCCACGGTTAAATCGTCTGGTAAACTACTAATGTTTGTGCCACTCAAATCAAGAGAGTTACCCACGGTTAAATCGTCTGGTAAACTACTAATGTTTGTGCCACTCAAATAAAGAGAGCCACCCACTGTTAAATCGTCTGGTAAACTACTAATGTTTGTGCCACTCAAATCAAGAGAGCCACCCACGGTTAAATCGTCCGGTAAACTACTAATGTTTGTGCCACTCAAATCAAGAGAGTTACCCACGGTTAAATCGTTATTTTCTTTTGTGTATTCAATATTATTTTCTTTTAAAAATTTTTCAAAATTTTTACTTGTAATTTTCATTCTAAATCCTTTCTAGTATTTTGTGTGTCGTTTATTCGGCTTGATAAATCACTTGAAACTGTGCATCATTAGGAAAAATGTTTTGTCCAATAAATGTAACATCTGCATTAAATAATTCAGCTTTTACAACTTTATCTAAATCTTTAAACCTAGATATAAGATTAGACAATTTAGTTTCAATATCAGAAACTATAATGTATTCAGTGATTCTACCGCTTTTATAAAACACTCTTATTTTTTTTCCATCTAAATGACCTTGTTCATAAATTTCAAAACATTTCATTTTTGCTAAAAACCATTTAGGAGCTGGTAAATATCGACTTTCAGCTGTTTTAATAACATTCATATACATTGCTTGCCAGTCAATATTTTTTCTTGTTGTTAAAGCCATGTCGTAAGATTGCTTTAAAGAATTATCATCATCTTTGACCTTGAAAAAGCTAAAGATTAAATCTAAAAAAGTTATTCTATTCATTTATTTTCTCCTCTACATAAGTTCTCAAGTCATCAAATACTTTGTTTTTAGCTGCTTGTGTCATTCCAAATAATGTGTTTTGTTTAGTAGGTGCGGAACGTGTGCGGTTTGCCCAAGAAATAACTTTTTGTTTCCAATTAACAGGAAATCCGCTTTTGTCTAACCAATCTGCTTCATTCCAATAAGCAAAAAAGGAGTCAACATCTATAACCTTTCCTAAAGAATGAGAAAAATCTTCAATTTCTTTTTTTGTTGGAATTTTTAAAAAATTTTTTTCGTTATTATTATTATTTATATACTTCTTATCATTCTTTACTTTCTTACTTTCTTTAGTAGTGGTTATTTGTTGGTTATTCGTTGGTTGCTCGTTGGTTATTTGTTGGTTATTTTGTTGGTTATTTGTTGGTTGTACTTTCCCAGTTTGTCGTTCTATGACTGGGTTTCCGTTGGTTATTTGTTGGTTATTTTGTTGGTTGCTTTTTTGCGAAAAGTCGCAATTATTACTTTTTGTTAAGAAATTTTGTTGATATTCATCATAATTATTAACGTATATTATTGAATTTTGTTTTGTTGTTTTAATTCTAATTTCATTAGTTGATTTTAATTTATTTAAAGAAGTTCTAATTTGCATCTCACTTAGCCCTGTTTCCATACTCAAGGTTTTTCGCCCAGATACAAAGGAACCACGTTCGACATCTATACCGTGCCATTTTTTATTTTTGTGGTTCGCTTTTAACAAAATATGTAAAAATAATACTTTAGTGGGAATATCGTCATACCATTCCCACTTTAGGAATGACCGCCATATTTTTATAAATCCATTTATTGTATTGTCATTCTCTGTCATTGTTATTCCTTAATAATATCTCTGTTTATTCTTGTAATTGTTTAAATTAAATAAAGTTCCACTAAAAGGGAACTTCTTCCTCATCAAAGGTAACTAAATCCTCTGTTACTTCTTCTGATTGATTGTTTTTATATGTGTTTAGTTCCATATACCACTTACCAGATTGTCCTTTTTTAAGGTCAAGATTGACATATCCACGCTCATTTGTGTACTTTGCTAAAAAGTCCATAAATGGTTCTGCCTTGATTCCTACCTTTAGGATTTCTCCGTATCTTGTTTCTTTTGGCTTGATGGAAACACCATCAGCAAAAATTTTGTCTGCCATTTATTTTTCTCCTATTTATTGATTTTAAACTCAAATTTTTCTGACTCTTTTTCAATGTAATATTGATTAAATAAGTCTGGTTGTTTTTCTTTGAAAAGCTTTTGATCAAATGCTTTTCTTTTGGTTGTTTTCCATCCAAAGGAATATACACCGTAATCCATTGTTCTAACGTCAGCTTGTTGAAGTGCTGTTACAAGTTGTAACTCTCGCTTTTCGATTTCTTTTTCAACATTTTTCAATTCAAAAGATAATCTAGCTTTTTCATTTTTTAGCAAATCCATATCAGCTGTTATTGCATCTAAATCAATTGTTATTTTCGCCATTTCTTACCTCTTTCTTTAGTTTTAAGTAGCGTTGTTTGTATAATGTTTCAAATCTCTTTTTATCGTGAACTTTGTCTTTATTCTCACGATAATAAGCAAGGGTATTTTCTGGCGTATCTGTTGCCTGTAAGCCCTCAAAAATATCTATATCTTCTTCGGCTTTCTTCATATCGTCGTTGGTTTTTGCATCAAAATAATCACTTTCAACGATTTCTAATGCGTTCATATACAAATACCTTTTTAAATAGGTCATTGTTGCACCTAATGCTTGAACTTTTGTACATTGACGTAGTTCTGCTTTTTCATAAGGGCATTCGTATAATTCTTCTGTCTTATCTTCCGTATCAATAATTCGAAGAATCGCTTTGTCTTGTGTGATGTTAAACATTGAATGCAGTTTTAATTCTGCAAAAATTTCATTAACTGCAGGGATAAAATCTGCTAATTCAAAATAATTGTAATACTGGTTTTTGCCAGATTTTTTCAACTTCTTTTGTTGAAGTTTTACTCTTGCTTGTTGTAATTTGTCTGTAATCATAATTATTCATCCCTATTTCGTCTTGTAATTTCTTCTTTAATTGCTTTGATATATCGACCATCTCGCAATTCTATTGCTTCTTGCAATAATTTCATCAATTCTTTGTCATTAAAATCTTTCCATCTACTCATAATCAATCCTTTTTAGTTATATTTGCTGTCGTAATCGTCGTTTGTTTTATCGTCGTCAAGACTGTTTTTGTAATCCTCAACGCTTTCAAAGCCGTTTTCATAGGCTAAATATTGTTCGTCAAGTTCTTTTTCATACCAATAAAATGGGTCATACCCACACATCTTAAAATCCTTTCTAAAAAAAATCGGGGGTTGGGAGTTAAACATGACTAAAAATTTTTAGATATGTAAGTACCCCCGAAAATATGTACAAAAATTTTTATTTCTAAAAAAATGTAGGGGAACTAAATAGCCAATAGTAGAAGTCCCCTACAAGGATATATCTTAAAGAAAAAGCTTAAAGAAAAGAGGGGCTGGAGTTTTTGATGTTTACAAAAAATGAGTGTATTATACGTTATAGTAGCCCCTCTATCGGTTTTATAAGGTTAGTTGACAACTTGTTGATAGAAATAATCAAGAGTGTTATTTCTTATCATCTCGTTAATTTGTCGATTGATGATATTCTCAAATTGTTCATCTTTTGGTTTGCAGAACTCTGGAATATCAACAACTAACTTGTCTAAATCTTTTTTATATTCTCTCATTTTTCCTTCAATTGCTGAAATCTTTTTGTAGAGAATAATAGAATTAAGACTATTTGCAAGGCTTTCGCCTGTAATTTTTTCTTCAACCATAATTACCCCCATCCAAATAATACTTCATTTAAAATTTGAGAAAATAAGTAACAAATTGTACTCATCATGATAATCAGTTGTAGTTTCATAATCTATCCTTTCTTTAAATAAAAGCCTACGGCATAATAGGGAGTTATGCCGATTTTCATATTATAGATTTAAGGAGTTTCTCCTTTCTTTTTAGTCCCTACTACATCACAAGGCTTTTAAAGTTCTTATGGCAGGGCTACTGGGCTTTGATAGCTCAAAACCCACACAGATTTGAAAGGAGGTATGTTGTAACCCTGATTAAAAACTTTTACTGCGTAACTCTATGGGTTACGTCTTGCGTTCTATTCAATTGTCAATGTTCAATTTGTAAATTTGTATTACAAACTAAGCCTTTTAGTCGATACTAAGGCTTGTTTGTGTTATGCTTGTTGTGGAGATTTTGGGGGAACTTTAAGGGTTCCCTTTTGTCTCTCAAAAAACTATCGTAAATCTCCAGATAGTTCATACTTTTTAAAATGGTTTTCGAGTATCTCGCAGATTGTGAAACTTAAACTCCATTTGTGCTTCTCTGCACTTTTACGGAGTTTATTCCTCAAATCCGAGGGTATTCTTACCGTCAAATGTTCTTTTTTTGTCATTGTGCGTTTCCTTTAATGAACACAATGTATCACATAAAGAGATAAAATGCAACCACAAAAAGAGAAATTTACATCAAATGTATGAGAAAGGATTAAAAAATGCGTAGTAGTGTGCTTTTCGCCACTTTACAAAACTTAATACAATATAAACCATCACAAAATGAGATAGCAAAAATTATCGGAGTGAAACAATCCGTAATTGGTAATAGAGTAATGCGTGATAGTGAATTTAAAGACGAAGAGGTTAAACTCCTTGAAACACATTATGCGGTTTCTCTACGTGGTAATTCTGACCCTAACACAATCCAACTGGATTTTTACGACAACGTAGCTGGAAGTTGTGGAGCAGGTTTGATGGTATTTGATGAAAGCTGTCATAAAATATCTGTACCTAAGGATGTTATCAGCCGTTACAGCACGACTAACAAATATTCGGTAATACTTGCCAAGGGTTCATCAATGCAACCTGAAATAATGGACAATGACAAGGTTATAATCAAGATGTGGAACGGTGAACAAATCATAGATGATAGAATTTACTTGTTCCGTTACGATAACGAAATATTTTTGAAGAAATTATGCAAGAACTTCGACCAAATTGTAGTGAAATCCAACAATCCTGAATTTCCGCATAGGTTTATTGAGGGTGATAAGATTAAGAATTTAAACATCATTGGCGAAGTTGTTGGACTTTTGAGAAATTTTTAAGGACAAATGACATTAAATTTAAATAAGTATTGCAAAAAGAAAAGGTCTTTATTAAAGCTTATATGTGTTCATTGGAAAATATACCAACGTAAAAATCATTATGAGTACAAAAAGCTTAATCAAGCCAAACAAGAAAATATAACAGCTAAAATTGAACAACATAATAAAGAAGTTGATGAGTATTGGAAAGAAAAATCAAGGGATTTAGGTGATAATTTAGCTGACGGTTGTGCTGGTTGTTTTCCTCTTATAATAGGACTTGTTATTCTTACATTAGTTATGAAAAGTATAATTTGGGCGTGGCATATTCATTGGTTATTTGGCATATTATTATTACTTTTCTTTTTACGTTTATTATAATTATTACCCAACTGGCTAGGTGATATTAGCCAACTAGTTATTATACAATTGGGCTATGAAGAAATTACTATTACTTATAATTACTTGCTTTTTGGTTATGTTACCAACACAAGCAAAACATTTACATCTTGAAAAAGAGTATCAAGCGTATTGGTGCAATGCTCACAATGGAGTTATGGAGTATCAACTCCCTGATTATACACGTGTTGATTGTCTGACAGATACACACGCAATAGAATTTGATTTTGCTCCTAAAGTGTATGAAAGCATAGGACAAGCACTATATTATTCCATAATGACTAATAAGAAGCCTGGTATCGTTCTTATTCTTGAAAATCCTGATACAGATTCTAAATATGTTAAAAGATTAGAGAAGGTAGTTAGATTATACAAGATAGACTACTGGTTATTATTTGCGAGAGATTTAGAGGGTGAATAAACCCTCTTTTTTATTAAAAAATTTACGTATTCTGTTAAATTCACACCATTTTTGCGTAATTCGGTGATTTTTTCAACATTTTCATCTGTTATTTCAATTTTTAGATACATAAACACCCCCATTTTAAGATATTAAAAACATTTTTACAGCCATATATCCAAATAGCTACTTTTTTGATTAGTCAATTGAATAATATTTATAAAATTCAGACTTTTATCTGATATTAAAGAAGGGCAAAAACATTTATCATAAAAATAGTTATTAACTAGGGATTGATTTATATGGCACAACTGCAACTTTTTGAATGCAAGGTGAAAACTAAACGTATTCATTTTAAGCCTGATTGGGATAAGTTCTATACCGTTTATATGTTTGACCAAACAAAGTATCATAGATTGATGGAAGCCGTTGTTAACAAGGACGAGAGCAAGTTATCCGTTGAAGAAAGAGAGCTATTAAAAGGTTACACAGTTTTTCAAAGAGAAGAGATTAAAGAACTTTGTTATGTCAGAGATAATGTAGGGAATAAAAAGCCATTAGGTGATGAAAGGCATATTTTCAGAATCAGAACACTACACAAGCTTTATGCAAAGTTATACGAATATGCTCATCTTAATCCATTATTGGCTAAAGAAGAGGTTATAAACCGTTTGCAATATCAAAATGATTTGACACTTGCTGAAAGTGCTATCATTTGTAGATTGAAAGATTTAAACAACAAAGGTTACACTATTCATTTTGACGAGCTAGGAAACACATTAGAAATCAAAGGCACAGAGCTATTACCGATTGCTGAACGTGTAAAGGCTCATATTGGTTTGTTACGAAGATTGAAAAGGGGTGAAAGGTTATAATATGTCTAAAGTAGATGAAAATGGACGTATAGTTAAAACAGGAGGGAGAAAAAAAGGAACGCCTAACAAACGTACTGCTGATATTATAGAGCGTTTGAAAAAAGAAGATATTGTGGGAAGTTTACTTGATATTGCTCATACTACTGAAAATGAAGATACGAAAGTTACTGTTTATAAAGAACTTTTGAAATATTGTTATCCGCAACGTAAAGCAATAGATTTGCAAACGGAAGAAATTAAATTGCCTGAAATTAAGATTAAAGGGATCTAATTATGCAATATGAATTATTACCAGCTCAAAAAGAATTTTGGTTCATTCCGCATAAATATTCCCTAGATGTTGCATTGTATCAGGGTGGGTTTGGTTCGGGTAAGACTTTTTGTGGTTCATTGTTGGGAATTATACTTGCATTAAAATATGCAGGAATTAGAGGGCTTGTTGGTGCTTTAACGTTTCCATTAGTACGAGATACTACACTTGCTACTTATCTTGAGCACTTAGAGAAAATGGGCTTTATTGATGGCACGCATTATTCTTACAAGAAAAACGAGAGTAAACTTGTATTTAAAAATGGCTCAGAAATTTTATTTAGGCATTTTGAAGAACCGAACAAATTAAAATCCTTAAATTTGGGCTTTGTTGAGATAGAAGAAATGTCAGACATTCCAGAAAGTACATTTAAAATGCTTTTAGGTCGTATGCGACAAACAATTAAGCCTGAATGGAAAAAAAAAGGATTTAAATATAGGATATTTGGGCACACAAATCCCGAGCCTAGCAAAGGGTGGATTTACAAGTATTTTGTTCAACAAAAACAAAAGAATTACAGGTTAATTATTGCACCTACTACTCAAAACAAATTCTTAACACCAGAATTTGTAGAGAATATGAAAGCAGCTTATGATGAAGATTATTATAGAATCAACGTATTAGGTGAATTTGGTGACTATACAAGCGGTTTGATTGTTAAAAACTTCACGTCAGATAATATTAAAGAGTTAAATTATTGTTCAGATTTGCCACTCCATTTAACATGGGATTTTAACGTTGACCCTATGAGTTGTATTCTTGCACACAAATCAGAAGATAAAGTTTTCTATTTTGATGAATTTATTCTCGAAAATACAACCACGCAAGGAACAATTGAAGAAGTAATTAAACGTTATCCTAATCATAAGGGAGATATTATTGTTAATGGTGATGCCTCTGGAGATAACAGGAGTACACAATCAGAATATAGCAACTACGTAATTATTAAAAAAGCTTTGAAAAAGGCTTATCCAAAAAATAATATTAGATTTCATCTTAAACAGTTTAATCCTCCAATTAAAACAAGAATTGCAGAATTTAATGCAATGGTCAAGGATTACAATGGTAACAGACGTTTATTTGTGGATAAGCGGTGCAAAAGGCTATTATATAACATTTACAATCTTAAATACAAGGTTGGTACAGATATTGTTGATGTTCCGAGCTATGTTCAAATTAAAAACGAACGTGATTTAAAATTCTTAGAACACCCTTTTGATGCAGCAAGTTATCTTGTTGATTATTACTTCCCAATTGCCCGTATTTAAAACCTCTACAATGCACGTAGAGGTGTAATGTATGGAAATTAAAAAAGAGATTATCGAAGATAACAAAGAGCTTTCACAAGAACAAAAAGACGATTTAGCAAAAAAAATAGCAGGTTGGTATGATACATGGGACAATGACAGGAGTTCTCAAATTTCTGATGCAGAAAAAATAATGCAAGAAGTTTATCTAAACCAACCCGAAACAAAATTCCCAAAAGGTTTAGAATGGAAATCTGATTATAAGATGAACGCTTTGTATAATATCAAACGTGCTCAAAAGTCTGTTTTATGGCGTGAAATGTGGTCAAGTCCTTCTCAAATGTTTAATGTAAGAGGAACTGACGAAGAAACTGAAAACAATTCAAAACCGCAAAAAGCGTCTATTGATGATAGTTTGAATAAAATGGATGTGGGTAAGCAATATGACCTAGGCACAGATAATCTCTATGATATTGGTGAAATTATATTTAAAGTTGATTGGATAAAAAAGTCAAAAGTTGTTAAAAGACAAGACAAATCAATTGGCTTTGTTTTGCGTAATCTTGTTGCTAAGGCTGCGGGAGTTGGAACAGTTGAAGCTCCAATGAAAGATGTTGAAGTTCCATACTATGAAAATGCTAGAGTGCAAAGTATTTCGCCGATTATGTTTGTATTTGACCATGCAAAATGGAAGATTAGAGATAATGATAGTTGGGATAGCATAGTCAAAATTTACAAGCGATTTGATACCTTAGAGAATATCAAAGAAAATAAGTTGTATCAGTTGACTGATGACCAGTTAGACCAATTGAAACAGGATAAAGATACGACAAGCGAAGAAAGCAAAGATTTAATAGATATTCGTGATAAAAACGAGTTCGCAGGAGAAATCTCCGTCTTATTTGCACACGGTGATTTTAAAATCAATGGGAAATTATACAAGAATTATGTTGCAGAGGTTGTTGGAGGTCGTTTCCTTGCACGATTTGAAGAAAACCCTATGTATATCAATCCGTTTGTATTTTGTGCTATTGAATTTGACCCTGAAACAAAACGTGGTATAAGTCCGTTAAAATCTTGTATGGGTATGGCTCAAGCCGAGGAAAAACTAATCAATGTAGCTTGCGATGTTCAAAAGCTAACCGCTAATCCGCCTTGTTGGATTCAAGATGATTTATTAGACGAAAATAATACTGATAAAGAGGGGAATATTTTACTTGCCCCTGGTAAATACGTTAAGTATAAAAATGATTTTAACGGTTCAATGCCTACTGCGTTTACTTTTAGTGGTCAAGGTGTTTCAGATTTAATCGGTTTATTTAGCAAGCGTTTAGCAGATATTTCAAGTACATCAAATGTTATGTATGGGAATATTGAAAGTACTAAACGTACAGCCACAGAATTAAGCCTTGCTGATAAAGGTTCAAGCTCACAAGCAAGCAAGATATTAGACACTATTCATCAAGATTTGACTATTCCTATGATTAAGAAAGTCGCAGAGCTTTTAGCAATGTTTAAAGATGGTGTTGAATACGTTTATGCAGAGGAAAAAGGGAAAAGAATTGAATATAAAATTACAAATGCAATAAGACAGGCTCAATATGATTATATCTACGAAGATAGAAATGCAATATTAGAACGTAAAGCGAAGTTTAATGAGCTTTACCAAATGGCACAAGGAACGGCACAGAACGAACAATTATTCAATATGCTTGATTGGCACGAAATTCTGACAACAGGCTTTGAAATGATTGGTTTTGATAACACTGACAAATTCTTTGTACCGCAAACGCAAATACATCAAATAATGTCAGAAGTTGAAAAATTACCGCAACCAGTACAAGACCAGTTAGCTCCAATTTTTGCACAAGTTACTCAAGGGGCTATGCAACAGTTACAAATACAACAAATGCAAGCACAAGGACAAAATTCACAACAGGAACAATTACCATTACCGCAAGAAATGACACCTGATGAAATGGCTATGCAAGAACAGGGGGCAGTTTAATGAGTTTGTGGGATTATCTTTCAAAAACTGATTTACCAACTAAAAAAGAAATAGATTATCAAGTTATAAAATCGCAACAAAGACCCAATGATAGCGGTATGGATTACGATTTAAGAGGTTTTTACAATAAATATGGTAATTTATCACCGCAAGCAACCAATGGACATTTAACGGATGAATTTAAAACTCAAATACATCCGACTTTTAGTGTTGAAAGTAAATATTATAATAATGAGCCGTATGCGGTGAATTGGGAAAGCCCTTTGTATCAGAAATTAAGTGAGTATGGAATTTTATAACCCTGAAAATGCCCGTTTTTCAAACTGCCATACTGTCCTTATGGAACGTGAAAATCTAGTTTTAATACGCAATATGCTTAATTCAGAGGTTGGTAAAAATCTGGTTACTTATTTATCGGATTACATTACTTCTAATGCTTGCAAGGCACGTGAAGCCTCTGAAATTAAAGGTATGTGTGAGTTATTGGAACAGATTAAGCGGATTCCTAGTGAAGTAGAAAAACTTAGGAGGACTTAATGGCAGACGAAACAACAGTTTCAACACCCGCAGAAACGACTGTAACAGATACCTCTGCAACTGTTGAGCCTACAAATGACGTAGATACCTCAACCGCAGAGCCTAGTGCAGATGTCAACACGGCTGAAACAGGAACAGAAACGCAAGACGGAGGACAAACCGAGCCTACATTATATGCAGGCAAGTACAAAACAGTTGAAGAACTTGAAAAAGGCTACAAGGAAAGCCAAAAGGTATTCAATGAAAAGGCTGAAATAGAGAAGAAATACAACGACTTATTACAGCAAAAGGAAACTGAATATCAAAAGGCTGAACAACAAAGACTTGAACAAGCAAGGCAAAGGGGATTCAGAACGGCGGAAGATGCTGAAATTTCTGACAAGGTGCAAGTAGCAGAGTTTGAATGTTATGCAAACAATTTGAATTACATTAACCCTGAATATACTGACACCGTGCGACAAAATTTATTGAATTACTACAACACAGGAAATCAAGCGTATTTGAACGAAGCAAAACGCTATTTCCCTAGTGATTTGATTGAAAATATCGCATTACAGAAATCACAGTATGAGCAGCAGCTTAGAAATCAGTTTGCAGAAAAACGCAAACAATTTGATGACATGAACGCATCCAAATTGGCAGAAACTCTAAAAACTGACTATGCAGAATTTCTTTCAGATTTGAACAGTAACGCTCCCAAAGCTGAAGCATTAAAGATGTTTTGTAATACAGGTTTAATCAATACTCCAGAAGATATGAAAGTATTTCAAGATGTTTATTCAAACATTGTAAATTTTGCAAAAGAACAAGCAATCAAGGAATACGAAGCAAACAAAGCCATTGAAGCTACTAAGCAAGGTGCCGTAATTGCAGAAGGTGCAGACAGTTACAACGTAAACAGTGATAAATTACCAACTTATGAACAAATAGCGAATATGTCTGATGCTGAATATGCAAAAGCTTACGAAAAGTACGGCGATAAGTTATTGACAGTAAGTTAAGAGGAGTAATAAGAGATGGCAACAACAAAAACTATCGCAGCAGGTTTATTCAAACCTGAACTATGGTCAAAAGAATTATTGAGAAAAATTAATGATGCAGGCGTAATGCTTGATTGTGTAAACAGAGATTACGAGGGTGAAATTAAAAACGCTGGTGATACTGTACACATTCAAAAAATTGGGGATGTTACAGTTAATGATTATGGTGCAGAAGCAATTAAATATCAAAAACTTGACGGCGAAACTGATACATTAGTTATCAATCAAAAGAAATACTTTGCATTTATGGTTGATGATATTGAAAAAGTACAAGCAAACATTGCTTATATGCAAAAATATCTAAACCAAGCTAAAAAAGCTTGTATTTTGGTTCAAGATACATTCTTATTGGGTAAAGCAGCAGATGCGGCAACTAAAAACCAAATGGGAGAAGTTACATTAACTAAAACAAATGCTTATGACACTTTGATTGATTTGAGAACATTGCTTGCTGATGCAAATGCAATTGATGCCTCTGGTTTAGGTGCGGATGGTAAACGTCCTTACTTAGTTGTGAATCCTAAAATTGGCGGAATTATCCGTAAATGTACCGAGTTTACACACGCAACAGCAATTGGTGATGCAAATATTCGTAAGGGTTCTATCGGTACTTTTGCAGGTTTTGATATTAAAGAATCCACAAACCTAAAAGAAGCAACTGAAAAAACTTTAATTATGGCAGGTACAACCGAAGCTATTACTTTTGCATCTCAAATCGTTAAAATGGATACATTGAGAGATAAAGACAGTTTCTCTGACTTAGTTAGAGGTTTGTATGTTTACGGTGCTAAAACAGTTCAACCAACTTGTTTAGCAACTGCAAACATTACCGTAGGTTAAAAAATATAAGCGATAGGGGGATTATTTCTCCCTACCGCTTTTAAAAGGAGAATTTATGGCAATAGATAAGAAAAAAATAACTAAAAAAAATACACCATCTATTGAGGATAAAATTCTATGTGGTGCAACAGAAGAAGTTATTACAAAAGAAGTTTATGATGTATTTAATAAACAAATTGGTTATAAAGTTACTAATTTACAACTAGGAAACAAGCCATCAGATATGGCAGGGACAATGATTGAACAGTTTTTTGGTTCTGATAACCAACAAGCTAAAGAAGAGTTAATGGCAGGTGCAAAATCAGTTATTATTTATGAACAAAATAGCATTGATGAACAAGTTCCATTATATAAAATTGAGGTTGTTGAGTAATGACAATTACAGCACAAAGAATTTTAACAGAATTAGGGAATCGTGCATGGTCAGGATTTAATAAAGACGACATGGTTTTTGGTAATGATGATGCCGTTCAAGCACTTACAGAGCTTAATATTGCTTTTAGGTATCTTATAAACCTTGAAAGTTTTCCATTTCGCAGCAAAGAAAAAACTTTTACAACAACGCCTAATTCTGAAAGTGTAGCATTTCCAGTCGGACAAATTACAGCTATTTATAACGCTGAGGATAAGTCTTATTTGTCATTTATTGGTGACAATTCAGACTATGACAAGGAAGAAACAGGCAAGCCATCTAGTTATTGGGTAAATTATAGAAATCCGAACGAGAAAATTAGATTATATCCTATTCCTGATGATGAATACAAATATACGATAGTTTATGACCAATTTAAACCAGTATTAACAAAAGACGGATTACAAGCTTTTGAGTTTACAAGGGCTGATGATTATATCAATTTGCCTTCTAATTTGGAATATTTGTTTATGGATTGTTTAGTCCTTAGAACAATGGTAACTAATAACAAAGACCAAGAAGATGAAAACTATGTTCCTATGAAAAAAGAGTTTGACGAAGCATGGAGAAACTTTAAAAAGGCTTGCCGACCAGTTAGAACTGAATCAAGGTGTATATGGTAATTGAATTATGAGTTATAGAATAGACCCACAAATATATCAAATTTTTAAAGGTATAAGAGAATATAACGGAGTTAATACAGGCGGTGTTATCTCCGCTATAAAGTGTAATAATGTTGACTTTGTGCAATCTGAAATAGGAAATGCAGTTTCGATTAGAACAACTTTAGGCAATCAGTTATATAAAACATTGCCTACTGGTTACAAAGTTATTGGAATTTACGAAAGTGAACAAGAAGGCATTACCTATACTTTTATTTATGGCGAAAATGAAACAAAAGGCACATTGTTTTATATTGATACCGCAGGTAATGTTACCTCAATTATTGATGATTTAAGCGTTACAGGGAAAAGTAACGGCTTAACAATGACTTCTACTGCTTATGATATTTTTGTATTTACAAACGGAGTAGATGCAAAAACAGTATGTTTCACAAGTGATAGCAAATATGGTGAATCAGTTAAAACAATTACTGCAAAAGATTATTTAGGCAGGAGCATACATTGGCTTTCTATGACTAATTGGAATGGTTTTTTAGTTGTAGCAAGCGAATACGGTGTACATTCTTCACATCAAAACGATATTTACAAATGGAATGACAATCCGCAAGATGTAGCCGATTCATGGTATATTAATTTCTCAAAGAAAATTACTGCAGTTATCTCATTCACAAATGGCTTGTATATTTTTTCTAAAGATGATTTAACTTTCTTGAATACAACTCCGAATGATACAAGCTCATCAATGCAAACAGCCGCAATGAATGGATGTTTCAGTTATGAAAGTATTATCAAACACGATACTTACTTATTTTTCTATGATGAAAACCAAAAAAATATTTACTATTTGACTATTACCGATACTGGACAAACAAGACCTACTGGGCCAGCAGCTAAAGAAGTTCAAAGTTACTTTAATCATGTAAAAAGGTTCAAAATGTGTTCTTGTATCACTGGCGAACGTAACGAAATATGGTGCTTGATTAACGATACTATACTTGTGTTTGATTATAACCAACAAGAATGGACTAGAAGAACTGAACAATTGATAAATTGTGTTGGCTTTGTTGAAAATGGGTTATTAACAGGAGATAACAACGGCAATATTTATAGAGAATATATAAATGATACGTTTAACGGTGAGTTTTACGATTGTTGCTATGAAACAACCATGGTAAACCTCGGTACAAATACCAATATGAAGAAACAAAAAACACCGCTATTAATAACGCTAGACACTAATTATACCAATGATTTTTGGGTTCAGTTAATAAGAGATGGTAAAGAAAAAACAGCCAAGCATATCAAAGTTAATGTTTTAGCAAATGGTGAATATGGAAGTGCTGATTCCGAAGCTAAAATCAATAATACTTTTGATAGTGCCAGATTTGCACTTGAAACAACGTATAAGAAGAAAGTTGTTGAGGTTTCTACTCCTCAAACGTGGTACACGTTAGCAATTCGTATTTTCACGTTGTCAAAAGGTCAAAGTTTCTTTATTAACTCTATTGAAATGAAAAATATAAAGGGCAAAACAAAAACTAAAGGCAGATAAGATGATTATTGACCATATAAGAGATATGGAAGAGTTTAAAAAATTGTATGAGAGCCGTCCTATGCCCTCACAATACGATTTTGAATGGTTGGTTAATAATCCTAACCTTTTCTGCTTTTATGACGAGTTAAAAGGCTTTTTAAGGGGGTTTATAACGGTTCAAGTTGAAGATGGGGAACTCACTTTAAGCGGAACAAGTATTAGAAAAAACTTTAAGGACAATCTCGAAGCGGTTAAGACAGTTTGTAATTCCTTCAAACAAGATATTTATTCATACACTCGATTAAAAGAAGCGAGTTTAGTATTGAAAAAGAGCGGATTTGAGAAGATTTATACTGACAATAACGGAATAACAAAATGGAGGTTCAAAAATGGGCAAGAAAAGTGCTCCTAAATACGCCAAAACAACCTACGATACAGGAAATTTATATGGAAAATCTACAAGTGATGAAAATGGAACAACATATTCTGCTCCTAATTGGATTTCTAATACGATGGGAACAGTTGGAAATAATGTTAATTCAACATTGCAAAATATGTTGAGCAACGACTTCTCAAATGATGCAAATTTCAAGGCATACCAAAATCAATTGAATAAAACTGTAAGTCAAAATTATGATACTTCTGTATTATCCCAATTGGCTAATCGTGGTTTAATGCGTTCAAGTGGTTTACAGAGTGCTACCAATGCTTTCGCTGATACCTTAGCAGATAAAACTACGGACCTATACGACAATTATTATAACAGACAGGCTAATAATTTATCTAATTTGCTCAATACTTCAAATACTCTATACAATTACATTACTGGTGTTAATTCAGGCTCACAACAAAATTCTAAAAATGTTAGTGATTACAATTTGTCAAAATGGCAAGCTGAACAAAACGCTAATAATGCTATGTGGGGTAATTTGATGAATGCAGGGGCAAGTATTGCTGGAGCTGCAGCAACAGGCGGAACAAGTTTAATAGGGAGTAAGCTTTTAGCTAATGCTATCGCAAGCAAGGGGGCATAATGAACTTATTTGATTTTTTAATGAAGAAACAAACAATAAATAACAATCCTATTGACTTTAAACCTTTAGTTAAAGACCCTTTGGCGGATAGTACAGGGTATAGAGCGGATGGAAGTATGGCACATTCTCAAGAATTGCCGTTGGTACAGATAAATAATGATAATACCGCAACAACTCAACAATGGCAAGAACACAAAAAACCTACTTTTGGGCAAAGAGTAGGTGAAATGCTATTTGGGAAACAGGCTCAAGCAACTGATAGCATTAATACTGAAAATCCATTATTTAATATGATTACCGCAAAAACTGACGATTGGAAAAAACAAGGGATTTCAGATGAAGCGATTCAAGGAGTTTCACAAGGTTTGAACAGTGGAAACAAACAACTTGCTCAATTCATTACAGATAACAAAATAAACACACCAAAGACAGCAGAAGAAATTGCGTTAGCAAAAGAAGGTAAGTTCAATGATTATACTCCAGTTACAAGCACAATTTCGGAAAATCCAAGAGTTGGCGGAGCTTTAAGAGATGTTGCAGGTGGTTATAATGAAAATCTTAACAATGCAATCAGTCTTGATAATTTTGGACAAAATGAAACTCCAGACGGCAGAAAAAAAGGTTTTGCTTATAGATTAGGTGAAGGCTTAGGCTCAATTAGCCGTTTCGCTCAAAGTCCTTTAGGAAGAGGTTTAATTGTTGGTGGCCTGGTTGGGGCAACTGGTGGTGACGCATTACCTATGCTCGCTTATGGTGCAGGAACAACAATGCAAAATCAAGCAAACAGAATGAACGATAAGTTGTACAGAAATGAGTTAAAACAAACTTATCAACAATCTATTATGAATGACCCTAGATACAATACGTTGACAAGTGCGGAAGATAAACAAATTCAAGATTATATAAAACAAAGTCCTGAATATTTGAACGCAAAAACAGATGAAGAAAGAGCTACAATTGCTGGTAATATGTATAATTCTTTAGCTAGTGAAAAAATCGCAAGCAAGCAAAATGAAGCATTGCAAGAAGTTTACGCTAACATTGACGGCTTACGTGGTTATGTTGATAGAAATGCCTTCGGCTCAATGGTACAAGCTCAACAGCTTAGGGATAACGCAGGTTATAGAAACATGATGTTGAGCAATCAACAAAGACAAAATGAAATAATGAACGCAATGAGAAAAGAACAATTGCAAGCTCAAGAAGAACAACAAAAATTTAACCGTTGGTATCAAAAGGCAAGTTTAGAAGATAAGAGAGCAGATAGAGCAGAAAGAAGAGCCTACAATAATGCTCAATTAGGGTTAGGATATGCACGACTTAATAATGATAATTACAATAAAGCACTCGACAGAGCAGCTAAAAATCAAACAAAACAGGAGGCTAAAATTAAGGCAGGGCAACAAATAAGCTCACTAGCACAGTTATATTCTAGCCTACCTCAAAATTTTGCTTTTAAGGGCGGACAAAAATCTACAGCCCTCATCAATAAGGGGCTTTATAAATTAGGTGTTGGTTCTCAACAGGTTACTGCTTATGATTCTGTTGCAGATGCATTGGCAACAAGTTTAAGCAGGGCAAATGGAGAGGTAGGAAACTTGTCAGATAATGATATAATCAGATGGCGGAAAACATTACCAAGTATAACTGATACTCCCGAACAGGCACAAGCAAAATTTGATGCCTTGAATAAGATTTATGGGTTACCAAAAGTTGATATTTTACATAAAAATAAAGGCGGTAGGGCTTTTTAAAACGTTATTCCGTGCCATATAGTACAATGAGTATCAAGCTCATTGAATTGAAATAAAGTCATTGTTTTAAAATCGGCTGAGAATTGCATAATAGCATTTCTGTATTGACCTTTATCTATTACGAGAAAATACCCAGTATTATACAGTGTAGGAACATATATATAATTAAAACATTTTTTATTGTTATCGTTTAAGTCTTTATAATGTTGATTTTGGCTTGCTATTTGACAAATAGTATTCCCCTCTATAGTATAAATTTTTGTATATTCTCCAGAGGTTTTTTTTATTTCCCCATTTTGTATTTCGTGTAGAGCTTTTAATTTGAAAGTTGATGATATTTCGGAAGCACAACATGGAACAGATAAAATAAAACATAATAAAAATAAAAATTTCTTCATTATCAATCCTTTATACCCAATTTAGCATGATTTATACTGAATGTAAATAGGAGCATAAAATATGAGCGTTTACTTGTCAGATGATGAATTACAACAATTTCAAGACAACGGTATAACACAAGATGATATTAAAAATACTGTTGACTACTGCCGTAATGAAGGGTTATCAGATGAAGAAATAAGGGCTAAAGTTGATACTAAGTTAAAGAGTTTTAATACTCAAAATTTTGAAAATAATAATTCACAAGATAATAGTTCAGAAGATAGCGGAGAGCCTTTAACCCCACAAAATGGGATGATAACAGGTGGCATCACATTTGATTGGGATAAAGCAAAAGAAGATATAAAAACAAATCCACAAGAAACAGGACTAAAAATACTTGCGGAATCGAGGAGAAAAGACCCTATTTTGCAAGGATTAAAAGGAGGATTACAAAGTATTTCAGCTCCTTTTGTTGAAATTGGTAAAAGTTTTACAAATAAAGTTTTAAGACCGCTTGCAGGTAAAAAACCTCTAACAGATGAAGAGCTTGACAAGGCTTATGGTTGGGTTGACGATAAACCGCAAGGAATGGGTAAAGCATCTGCATTAGGTACAGATTTAGCTATTACTTTTGGATTGCCTGAAATTAAAGCTTTTCAGGGTGCAGGATTAGGGGCTAAAATCGGAAATAGTGTTTTGACAAATGCTTATCAAGGCGGTTTAATTGGCGGTGTTGAAGATTTGCGACAAGGTGGGAACGGATTCGGAGGTGCAACTATCGGAGCATTAGGCGGAGGTGCATTAGGTACGGCTATGCCTTTAACTGGTGCTGCAATCTCTAAATTATTGCCAAGAGCAGGAGCAAGTATTGCTGGAGTTTCTACTGATACAATCCGACAAGCTATTAAACCTAATTCAAGAGCCTTAGACCTAAACCCAGACCAAGCTCAAAGTTTGTTATTAGATACTACTCAAAATGTGCGTAATGCTTATAATAACTTGTTATCTAAAAGAGGACAAGCCGTTAATGATGCAATAGATAATTTACGTGGAAATGAATATAGAGTTCCATTAGAAGATTTAAAAAGCGATATAAAATCTACTTTTGACCAATACGGAGGAGAACTAATTAATCCTGCGAGAAATATGACTGGTGGCTTAGAGCGTAATTTGAATGAGTTAGTAAGCGGTGGAACATCTGACCCTAGAGCAACATTAGGATTAGACAAAGAAATAACAACTAATTTTATAGAAAATCCGTATTTTTCTAAAGAAAAACAAGCCGAAGCCTACGATATTGTTGGTCGTGCATTGGGGAAAGATGGTAACTGGGTAAAATCTCGTCTTAATGACCCTCAATATAGAGGAGTAAAAACACAATCTGAAAAACTGGATATGTTACTTAGAGAAAGTGAAAAGCTAGCGGAAAAGGAAGCGAATACAGGAGAATTAGGCAGTCAAATTTATAATCATTATAATTACAATGGTGAAAATGCTAGTCCAGAAGCGGCAGAAGAACTAATAAATACTGCATATAATGATATTGTTAATAATAATTTCATTACTAATAATATTGATCCATTAACACGTAATATCAACGAAGCAGAATTAAGTTATAGGCAATTATTAAATAATGTCGTTAATAATGCAAATGACCAAAATATATATGTCAAAGCTGGTGATGATTTATATAATATTGTTAAAAATTTACCAGAAGATGTTCAAGGTTCATTTTATGAGCGTTTAGGTAACGATTTAGATACTATTTATAATAAAACTCAAACAATTTCACCTATTGACTTACAAAAAGCTAAACAACAAATTGGACACATGGTTAATTGGAGTGATGAAACCGCTAGGAATTATCAAAATCCAATTTTAGAACAAATTTATAATAAATATAATCGGAGGTTAAGCGATTTGTCACCAGAGCTTGAAAAAGCAAACAGACAATTTGCTAATTTACGTAGTTTTCAAAAAAATGAAGGCTTAAATAGAATATTGAAAACTGGCAATAATATTGACAGTGCATCAAGTGCATTAAAAAATTATAATTCAACAGTTACAAAAGGTAATACAGGACGAAATATTAAAGACCTTGAAAATATACTTGTTGCTAATGGTTCAGAGCCGTTTTTAAATACTGTTGATGATATTAATGCAGCAATGGATTTAAACAAAAGTATTACAACAGGGCGTAATTTTGGTGGTGTAACCGATTTAGCAAAATCTTTACTTATCGATCCAACATTAAGAATGGTAAGAGCTATAAATAAATCAAGATTTGTAAAAACTTTAAACAATTTGCGTGATAATGTTAATCCTAGTATAATTCAATTACTTTATGGAGTTACTAGACCGTTCAGCGAGTAAAGATAGGATTTTCATCATAAGGAACTAAACAAAACAAACGATAATATCCATCTGCATAAGTATCTGGAACAATATTAGACCATTCTGTAACATCATCAGATTGGTCTATTGGCTGTCCTTTTAGGTCATAAAAAACAAGGGTTCTAGTTCTAGATTTATTGTTTTTACAATCAATTTGAATATTACTCATAGTGTACCACCATTGAATGGGAATACCAGAAGCAGTTGGTAGCCAATATTCTTTATTTTTAGGTTCTTTATTTAAAGATTTAACCCAAAATGAAACAATATCAAGAGATTTGTATAAATCTATTCTTTTAGTATTTAAATATTGTTTTTCGTAAATTTCAAAATAATCTTTATTTACCGCAAATGCAGGGCAAAAAGACATTAACAAGGTTAAAAAGAATAATAAAATCTTTTTCATATACCCTCCTTTGTGCTTGCATGCTATCACATAAAGCCAGTTTTGTAAACTGCCATAATCTTTTTAAGAGGTGAAATATGGCAGATGAAAATATTCTGAAAGAGTTTTCCCCTGGGGAGGTTCTTAAGGCAGATGATACTAACAGCAATAACCATTATTTAGAAAACAAGGTTACAAGCCTTGCAAGTAAAATTGAGAGTAATATTTCAAGCGTGCAATCTCAATTAAATACAATGTTTGCTACTTTGTACCCAGTAGGGTCAATCTATATTACTGCAAATAATAGTTGTCCTATGGCATCTGTTATCACTAATTCTAAGTGGGAGTTAGTGGGAACAGGGCGTGCGTTATGGTGCGGTAATGGGTCTAATGCTAATACAACTATTGCGGCAGGGTTACCAAACATAGATGGTAACACAAAAACAAACTATGCAGGTTCTAACGGTGCATTTGCACAAACAACATCAGGTCAGCAGTGGTCAGGTGGTCGGTCTGATGATAAACAGGGCGGAAATGTGAACTTTAACGCAAGACGTTCAAATTCTTTGTTTGGTAGTTCTGGAACGGTTCAACCGCCAGCTTTTGTGGTCAATGTATATAGGAGAACAGCGTAATGGTAATGAAATATTGCGAAATTGTAGATGAAAAAACAGGACTTGTTATGTTGGGTGCTGGTTGTTCTGATGAATATTATGAAGAAATCGGAATGGAGAAAAGAGATGTTAAACAGTCCGATATTGATTACGAATGGTATTTAGCTGCAAGATGTCCTATGAAAACCGAAGCACAAAAGGAACGAGAAGAAAAAGAGAGAATCGCAAGACTAAATATGACAAAGCAAGATTTTTTTAACTACGTTCTTAAACCTAATGAATTTACTTACGATAAGTTGATGGCAATTGTAAATTCAAGTGAAGATTACAAAGTAGCGTGGAACTTATGCGAAAGGGTTTATAGGGGTGATGAAAATTTGGTCGGAGCATTAACTCGATATTTACCTCATCTTACTGAAAAAGACTTAGACAATTTATTTGAACAATATGGAGCGAATAACAATGTTTGATATTGATGAGAAAGGTACGATTACACTTGTACAGGGCGATAGTGGAGACATTAACATAACAAACTTACCAACTGATAAAAATCTCCATGTGTCCTTTGGTGTGCAAGATGAAGATAGAAGGCAGATTGGTGATGAGGTTGAAGTTATTGCCAATTATTCTGATAAGGTAAAAATTACACTCACAGGGGGTTATACCAATTTTTGGACAGTTCCAGAAGGTGACGATTTTGCAACGTATAAATACGGCATAAAACTATGGACAGAAGATGGAGCGTATGAGGACACCTCTATTATTAACACGTCTTATAAAGGTGATATTAAGGTTTATCCAAAAATAGTTGAGGGTTATAATGAATAACGAAATTAAAATTCAACCAAGTAAAGGGAATAACAAAGTTGAAATAAGTAATAACTTTGCTCAATATTTTGAGCAGTTAGCTAAAAAACATGCTGATGATGCGAAAGAATCTGAATTGCTTGCCAAAGATTGGGCTAATAAACTAGGTTCAACCGTAGATGATACAGAATATTCAGCCAAGCATTACGCCCTTAAATCAAAAGAAGAACATGATGGAGCCGTTACAGATATTGCAACGGCTAAAACAGAATTAGAACAAAGCATAGCAACAGGGCTTGAGGATTATAATACCAATGCACAAGCAAAATCTGATAGTTTACAAAAACAGTTTGATACTTCAATATCTGATATAAAAAAACAAGAATCAACGTCTGTTAATGCGGTTAAGATTAAGCAAACAATGGCAGAAAGTTCGATAACTGAATTGAAAACATCTGCGAAACTTACTATCACAAATGGAATAGCAGATATTACCGCAAATAAAGAACAGTCTATGTCTGCAATTGATGAAAATAGAATTTCTTCGATTGAAGAAATATCGAATACTAAAACTACTGCTATTTCAGATGTTTCAATTGCAGGAGCTGAACAAGTTTCTAATATTAAAAAAACTGGGTTCTACATGCAAGATGATAAACTTTATTATATCAATGCAGATGGAGAAACTAAAGAATTTATTTCTGGCGGAGGAAGAGAGCTACTAGAAATCTATATTGATCCATTTTGTGATGAATCCGAAAATAAAGGAAGAATTGCTAATGGGCAAATTATTATCCAATCTCAATTTAAAGATGTTACAAAAAAGCTTAAAAAACGTGTTGGTTGGGATAGTGAAAATAAAAAAGCAACATTAAATACCAGTCTTGTTTGTACCGAAGAAGAATGGCAAGCTATAAAAACAGCAAGTAAACTAGGTCAATGTGGTAAATTTGTTATAGATGATGAAGCTGGTACAATACGTTTACCAGCAATTATAAACATCAATGGTTTAACAGATTTATCTAAAGCTGGATTGATTAAAGATGAAAGTTTGCCGAATATTAAAGGGTCTTTTCGTCCGAAGGGAGGTAATGGTCTAAGCGTAAATGATACGTCTGGGGCGTTTGCTCCGAAAGAAGAGGGCTCAGCTGTTGTAGCTATAAATGGCAGTACTGGCACAGGTAATACTGGCGCTTCATTTGACGCTTCCCGTTCATCGTCAACCTATCAAGACAACGCACCAGTACAACAAGAAACGGTGCAATACCCTTACGTAATTTGTGTTAATACAGGGGTGGAAGAAGCTGAAAGACCTATTAACAATTACCAAGTAAATAACACCAATTCATATGGTGATAGTAAATACGTTGGTGATATGACTTTAGATAATCTTTCATGGTTAAAATCCGAAGGTCAAACAAATAGTGGTACAACTTACCTTGGTTTTTATAATTGGGCTGTTGCAAATATTGGTCAACCGTTTGGGGCTGGTTATATTACTGGGCCTAAAATGTACGGCTATACTGAGGATACTAATTATCACTATGCCACAATAAACGAAGTTCCAAAAGTAGGTGACCCTGTATATGGAACTATAAGTGGGATGTTTATTGGTAATATTGAATCTGTGGACAGTGCTAATTCCAGTATAACATTTCACAATCCATTACAACAAAACAAGAGGGTAACAGCCTCTAGAGATACAAAATATGATGTCACAACTACGAATCCGTATTTTTTAATAGTTGACCAAGCTAATCAAACCTTTATACTACCTACGTTAAACGGTTCAGAAAATTTACTAAGTAATAAATACAAGAATTTAACTTTAGGTGAGTCGCTTTACGTAGCACCAGCGAATGGGTTTGTGACTCTTGTTTCTAACAAAGGTTCCAATTCTTTTTCTCAGGCGTCTATTGTTTTAAAGGATAGTAACGGAGATGGGGTATCTACCAGGTCTTTTACTTCAGCTAGTAATGCTATGGTTTTTATACCTATAAACAAAAACCAGTCTTATGTTATATTGTTTGATGGAAGTGAGCTGTCAAGATTTAGATTTTATTACGCTAAAGGTAATGGCAACTTGTATTACTACGTAGGTGATACACTCCAGAATACGGATTTAATAAATATTGCAAGAATGCAAGAACAGAAGGCGGATAAATCAGAAATTGATGGTAAGTGGAACGGAAGCCAATTTGTACTAGCTGAGAATTTAAAGATTACAAGTGCATCATGGTATGAAAATGTTAAAAGCTATGATTTAAGTTCATTCTTGCCCCAAGATAATAATCAATATGAGGTATTAGTTCAAGGAGTAGTAATCACAAATAATATAGCTGGCAATTACGTAGATATACGTACATATTCTGTTGATGAGATAAATGATTATTCCTTAGCCTTTATACGAACGCCTACTAACTATGCGTTACAAGGGGTGAGTACTACTCCTGTTATTGTTGGTCCTAACAAAGTGTTAAAACTAATATATAGGTGTAATAATACTTCAACAGTAAGTGTGTCAATTAAAGGGTATAGAAAATTAGGGCAAAGAGCTTAAGGGGGTAAAATGACTTATTATATATTTTTAGAAAATGGTAAAATAAACGGTTGTGGACAATGTCCTACTGTAAATGAAGAAGTTCAGAACATAGTGGTGACAGAAGAGGTTTATAATGCTTATCGTGCAGAGCCTGAAAAATTTATATATGTAGAGGGTGAGATTGTCGAAAATCCAAACTATGAAGAAGAACAAAAACAAAAGGAACGTGAAAGACTTGATAAACTCTCTATGACACGTGGGGATGTGTTTGAAGCACTTATTCTTGCAAAGGGATTAGGCAAAGCACAAATCCGAGCAATGATTGAACAAACTGAACTTGATGCAGTGACTAAGGCTTTGTACTTAAACCGTTTTGATGAAGCTTTAGAATTTTACAGAGGTTATCCAATCTTTGATATGTTAGGGTCCGCTTTAAATATTACGAGTGCAATGCTTGATAAATTTTTTGAAACGAAGAATTACCACTATTTAACAACATGTAAGTTAACAATTAATGTTGTTCCAGAAAAATCAACCGTCACAATCAACGACATTGAACAAAAAGAAGTTACTATGCCTTATGGTTCGCAAGTAACTTATAAAATCGACTGTGAGGGCTACAAATCAGTAGAAGAGGTCCTAACTCTTACAGAAGATAAAACGTTGGAAATCACATTGGAGAAAATAGAAGATGATAATACCGACACAACAACAGACAATGCCAATACCGTTCAAGATGAATTACAATCAGAAACTAATTAAAGATACAGCCCATTCATTCAGAAAAATTGATAATATTCAGTTGAACAACGGTGACAAAGTGTTTATTCAAACTCAATATCTTTGTGATGAGAAATTTACAAAACTATTGAGCTTACGAGATAAACTCGGTAATTGGGTAAAATCAATCTTGAGATATTACAGCAATGGCAAGGTTTATAAAGAATACAAGAGTTACAACCGCCTTGTCTAAAATGGCAGGGTTCAAATTGGGGTACAAACTGTACCCCGTTTGCGAAAAAGTGAAAGGATAAAAGAATGAAAAAAGTATTGTTAGCAAGCGTTTTATTAAGCGTTTTGGTTGGTTTAGGTACAATCTGTCGTGCCGAAGATTTAACAGGACTTAATGAAGCTCCTACGCAAGTAATCGAAATTGAAAAATCTGGAGCTGTTGCAATTTTGCAAAAACAGCCAATTAATAAAAAGCAAACTCAAGTAATCAAGGTAAAAAAGGCTGGTGGGTTTCTGCTTATCCAAATTAACGGAAAGGTTAAAGATTTTGATACTGGCCTACAAAATAGAAAATAGGCAATGGATAGTTTTTATATAAATTGGAGATTTTGAAAAATGATTGAATGGTATAAAGATGGAGATGTTGAAATTTATTTCAGCATAACTCCACACGTTGATATGCGATATTCTACGCCATGGATGAGTAAAGAAGAGAAAAAAGAAATTGAAGAAAAACCGTTTATTAACTTGAAAAAGTTAGAAGTAGTATTGAAAGATTATTATAATCATTCATACAAATTTTCTATACCTGCAAATTATACGTGGGATGGAGCGAGTATTCCTAGAATGTTTTGGAGATTGATAGGTTCAAAAACAGACCCTAGATTTTTGATTCCGTCATTGATACATGATGTCCTTTGCGAAAATCATAAGTACGTAAATAATGATAGATATTTTGCCGATAGAGTATTTGAAAGATTGTTATATGTTTCTGGAGTTCCTGCATTTAATAGGTGGTTAATGTTTCATTCCGTTGACAACTTCCAAAAATTTTGCGGTTGGAATAAAGCCGAATAAGAATTTAATATAATAAAGAAAATTAAGAATAGCTGGTTTTAATCAAGGAGAATCAGCTAGTGGAAAATTTAAAGAAAATACTAAAACTGTTAAAATCGAGTACATTAAGAGGTATATTTGAAAAATCAAACCTTACAGAAATAGAACATAAAATAATGATATATTCCTTTTGCCAAAAGCAATTAAGGCTATGGACTTGTGAAAAGCTGAATATATCAGTATCCACATATAACAATTACCGAAATATTGCCTTAACGAAAGTAGGTAATACTTTGGTTAATCTTTTGTGCTTAAAAGATTAGCCAAATAAACAAAAAATCAATCCTTTCTTAGTGTGAAAACCCTTTATATTAGAAGATATGGAGGGTATTTTTTTATGATAAATTACGGAATGGGAAATCCATACAATAACCCAATGTTTAATGCTCAACAAAGATTAAATCAGTTAGAACAACAGTATCCACAATATGTACAAACGCCTATACAACAAACAAAACAACAAACATTAACAATAATTCCAGTTACAAATAAAGAAGAGGCAACCGCTTTTATGGTTGATACTTTGGGAACTCCAACTTTTTTTTATAACGCAGGAGCTAACGAAATTTATTTAAAACGAACGAATTTAGAAACTGGCGGAGCAGATTTTGTAATTTTCAACAAGGTAGTAAAGCCAACAACAGACTTTAAAAAAGGTATAAATACATACAAAGAAGATTTAAAAGCCCTTAGTGATAAAATAGACGGCTTATATTCTCTACTAGGTCAACCAGTAGAAGAACAAAAAGTAAAGGGGGGTAAAAATGCTAAATAACCCTTTACAACTATTAGGAATGTTGCAAAACTCTCAAAATCCAATGGGCTTATTGCAACAAGTTTACGGAAATAATCCTAGATTTGGTCAAATTATGCAAATCATTAAGGGAAAATCCCCTCAACAATTAGAACAATACGCAAAAAATTTAGCTAAAGGGCAAAATATAAACCTGAATAAATTAGCTAGTCAATTCGGATTGAATATACCGCAGTAATGCGAAGTTACCGCTTAGCTAGTGCGAGAGCGTGTTTTGAAAGGCAGTAAAAAATAAGAAAAGAGGTAATTTATGGAAACACAACCATTATCAGCGGCAGACGTTGGAGCTGTTGTTGATAATAAACTAGGTAACGGTTACGGCTGTTATGGCGATAGCTTTGGAATGGCAGGCGGTGCGTGGATTTGGGTTATCCTTATTTTTGCTATTTTTGGTTTTGGCGGTAATGGCTTCGGAAGAAATGGCAATGGATTAACTCAAGCAGAAATGCAACAAGGCTTTGACACTCAAAACATTTTAAGAAAATTAGAAGGTATTAATAGCGGCCTTTGTGATGGGTTCTATGCTATGAATACAAACAACTTACAAATGCAAAATCTATTACAACGTGATTTGTGTCAAGGTTTTTCAACAACTAATGCAAGTATTGCAGAAAATCGCTATGCTGCTCAACAGTGTTGCTGTGAAACAAATCGCAATATAGATGCGGTTAGATACGAAAATGCAAAAAACACTTGCGATATTGTAAATGCGATTAAAGAGGACGGTGACAAGACTAGAAATCTGCTAACACAATCAGAAATCCAAGCATTGAGAGATAAGATTGCTGAACAAGGTCAAGCTATTCAGACTGCAAATTTCAATCTTTCTCAAGTTGCTCAGACATCTAATATTGTAAATGCATTAAGACCTACTCCAATTCCAGCTTATTTGACTTGTTCACCATACCAATCAAGCTATTATGCTTATAATGGTGTAAACAGTTGTTCAGGTTGCAACGGTAATTTTGCGTAGGTTTGAAGAGGGGGCTTTGCTCCCTCTTTTTGAAAAAGAAAGAGGAAATAATGACGTGTAATGATAGAAATACTTTACTTGTTGAAACAGTAACAATTGCTGACACAAATATTGCTTTAACCACTACTAATTCAAATGACAGAAGTTCTTTAGATAATTTTGTATTTAAAACGGGTTGTAAAACCGTTGCAAATGTTGTAACAGGTAGCCCGTTACCAGTTCAAATTATTATAAACGGAACGGCTGTAAGTTTGTTAAATAGGTATTCTTTACCAGTATTGAGTAATAGAGTGCCAAGACGTTCAAGGGGTGCATACGTAGTTCCTACAAGTGGAACACCTTATGTAATTCTTTTTGATACCCCATATTGTAAGTGTAACGCATAGGAGGTCGTATGAAAGAACGAATACAGAAAATAAGAGCAGAACATCCAGACTTTGATAAAAAAATGGTGGATATGTTCGCTGAATCTATGCCAAAACTTATGCTTGTTCTTATGGATGGTCAAGAATATGAATGTCATATCGGCTCAAAAGATGTCGCAGAGAAAAAGAATAATAACTCCCTCCGCCCTTTTTTAGGGCGGTTTTTATCTTTGTTAAATTGAAGAAAGGAATAGAAAAGGAAATATGAAAATGACATTAACAGCACAAGAGCAAAGAGAAATGTACGCAGATATTAAAGTTATAAAAAATATCTTAGAACGTAATTTGAAAAATTTAGAAGACCACGAAACAAGACTCAAACGCATTGAAAAATTTATCCAAGAAACAGAAGATGATAAAAAATGGTTGGGTTGGATTTATGGAGGTTTAGGCGGTGTCATTGTTTGGTTGTTGTCATTTTTGAAAGAAGTTTTTATTAAGTAGGTAGGGGCTATGAAACGTATCATCATTCACTGGACAGCAGGTGTTTATCAACCTAATAATAAAGAATTTAATGATTATCATTATTTAGTTAATGGACAAGGTTTAGTTATTGAAGGTAAATACAAGCCAGAAGATAACCTTGACTGTACAGACGGAAAATATGCACAGCACACAGGCGGTGGAAATACTGGCTCAATTGGTGTTTCTATGTGTGGTATGTTAGGCTTTAAAAACCGTGCAAATGTTGGACAATATCCACTTACTAAGGCTCAAGTTGAGCGTTGTTTTAAACTTGTTGCCGAGCTTTGCAAAAAATACCATATTGCAATCACTCGGCAAACAATTCTGACGCATTATGAATTTGGAAAATCACATCCAAAGACAACAAGTGCAGGCAAGATTGATATTGTGTATTTACCTCCTTATCCTACCGTTGAACAGAATAAAATAGGTGATTTTATCCGTGGTAAAGTTCAATGGTACTATAAGAATTTAAAGTAATTGAATCTTTTTATAATCAACTTTCGTTTGACTCTGTTATTCAACAGAGTTTTTTATTTGGTTTTTAACTTTTTCAAAGAAATCAGACGGAACATTTTCAGCCCTGTTTGCTCGAGCAAACTCTAAATCTTCTTGTACTCTTTGAGCTTTTTCAATCATTCCTTGAGCGTTTGCTTGTATTTGCTTGTATTCTTTGATTATTGATTCTGCACTTCCTAGTTTTATTAGTGCATTGATATAAGCTTGAATGTTTTTAGCTCCTCTTTTAATAGCATATTGTTTTAGAATTTTGTAATCTTCTATGGTTGTTGTTTTTTTTGTTTCTCTTTTTTGTTCTATACATGGAGCTATCTTTTTGATAGGTTTGGAGCTATCTTTTTGATTTGTCTGAACTATCATTTTGTTTTGTTCATTTATAGGCGGCTCAGATAAAATTTTTGGAGTGAATGTGTATCTGTTGACCCCTTTCCTTTCTGAAATAATTAAACGCTCTTTGTGAAGCTCTGAGATGGCTCTAATAACACTTACTTCTGAAACCCCTAATTTTTGAGCTATGGTTGATTGTTTTGGAAACATTTCACCGTGTTTAGGATTATAACAATCGCATAAGAATAACAATACAAGTTTTGTTACTGGTTTTAAATTGTATTTGTAAAGATTGTTAAGAACTTTTTTGCTTAATTCGAATTGTGAAACTCCATGTGTGGCATGGGTTTCAGCTTTTTGTAAGTTTTTCATACACTCTTCTCCCTAATTTTTTGCATTCTACACTTGCCCTCAAGGAAAAGCCGTGTTACACTGTTTTTGGATTTAAATTTGTTTGGGCTTCTCGTTTGAGAGGTCTTTTTTATTATTTAGTTTTTCAAGGCATGCTTTTAAATCATGCTCTTTACATCATGATATGGTTATGTTAAATATCTGTCAAGAGTGTTTTGTAACGGATTCAAACCGTTAAATTAAACGTTATGTAATAGATTATATTAAGGGATTGATTAAATGAAAAAAAGGTTTACTATTCAAGAATTGGCGGACATTTTAGGTTGTTCACGTGTTGCAATTTCCAAGAAGATAAAGGTTATTGATGGTGAAACAGGTACGAAACGGTATAAAAACGTTTATGAAGTTGTTTCAGATAGCGGTGTAATGCAGATATTACTTACAGATGAAGAACTTGAGAAAGAAAAAAGGTTAAGTAAGGGTTTTAACAACGTTTCATCTAGTGGTTATGATACCCATAAAAACGAGGATATAATTGACATTGAGCCAATGGAACAACAAAAACACAATGATAAGTTACTTGAGTTTACAGAACGTTACATAAACGATTTTAAAACGTTGCAAGAAACTATGTATAATGAGTTACGCAACCGTGATAACCAAATAAACCTTTTGACAACTTCTGAAAAAACAAAGGAGAAAGAGTATTTACAAGCATTAGCGGAGAATAAAACATTAAAAGAACGCAACCGTGTAATAACGTTATGTCTAATCGGTTTAGTAGCGTTGTTGATAGTTATAATAACCTTTAGTGTAACGTTTGCAATCGTTACAAAGAGTGTTAGCAACGTTAATAAAGAAGTTTCAACAACCGTTGAAAACGTTTCAAACCCTGTACAAACACAAAAAAAAGAGGTTAAACCTGTTAAGGCTCAACCTCTTGTTAAAGGCAAAAAATTTTAGATTCCATTAAATATTACCTTTTCTGTATTTTTACCGTTGGCATTTTGTAATTTATATAAACACTTTTTGTATTCGTAGTTATATTCTTGCTTTGACTTTACATTTGAATTAGAATATGTTTTTTCCTTACAGAAATCTTTAAGTCGTTTGTTTAGTTCCCACCTAATGACAAAATTTTCACTACTATGATCATTAATCATAGCAAAATCCAAAATTATCACTAAAATAACAATTCCTATCGCCATAAAAACGGCTTCTTTAATTCCAATTCCATTTTCTGCGAGTGTTTGCATCATTTTTATTGTTTGTGGTTTTAATTCCATTATTATTCCCTTTTTTATAATTTTTTACACCAATAACTTGTTTTATCTAAGTGGCATAGCTGTTCAATTATTACTAGATTTTCTGCTTGTTGAGTTCTAGCATCTGTTAAACTTATAACCATTATCATTGTTGTAAAAATTGCTGCAAATGCTGCTAACATTGTTATAAAATAGCAAATATAATCTTTGTTCATTTATTCAATCTCCTATTTATTTAACGATTTCAATTTCAATATTGTGTTGGGCTTCAATCAACTTCTTTTTCAGACGAAATACTGGAGTTAAAACTCCTTTTACGTCTATTACATGTGTTTTGCCGTCTGTATCTGTATATTGAAAATCTGCCTTGTATGTGAAAATTTTCTTGCCATTGAGTTTGAATACATACGGTATTTGTCTTTGCAAGCTAAAAATTTCTTTTGCTTTTTCTAGTTTTCTATACAAATTATAGTAAAAAGCTTCACGCTTGCTGTCAAAGGTGATACCGTTTACAACGGTTTTAATGTTGTGATATTTCGCCATTTTTGTCCCCCACCATATAAGCAAATAAATCTCGTTGTATATTTTTATACAATTTATTATAAAAATCATTTACAAAATCTTTCTTAATTTCAAAGCCATACGCCCTACGATTTATTTGAGCGGATGCGATTAAAGTGCTTCCGCTGCCTGCACAAGGGTCAATTACAACGTCATTTACATCTGTAAATAATTCTATAAGCCTTCTTAATATCCATATGCTTTTTTGTGTAGGGTGAATTTTTAATGTCGCTGTATCTCTTTCATAAGGCATTGAATTAAAAATCATTTTTTTGTTATTATTGAATTTCGGTAATTTATCACGATAAAAAAGCAAGGCATATTCTGTATTTCCTACAATTCGCATATTCGCCTTTAATACTTGTGGACTATAATTTTTATAAAAAGTTAATGGAATATAATTTTTAAAGCCGAAAATTTTAGCCAATTCGATTAATTGAAATTGTTGCTCAAAAGCACAAAAAATAATCAAACAACCAGCTTTATTTACTTCCTTAGGTTCAGGTTTTAGTAATTTGCTACAAAAATGAAAAAATTCGTGTAAATTAAAATTCTTATCGGTATCAAAAAATTGAGAATTTGCTAATTTACTTTCTCCATTCTTCAAATCTCCATTATTATACCAATTCGGATTACTTGCATAAGCATTATTGCCTACATTATAAGGAATATCAGCAATAACCAATTGAGCTTTCGGTATATTGTATTGTTTTCTATTTTGAAAACTATCATTTATCAAATAAATTTGTTCTCTTGCTATCAAATCTCTATCTAAACCCATTATGCTAACCTCTCTGTACAATTTTTGGCGAATTCATCATTATAGCATTCTTCCATACAATAAAGGATAACTGCAAACCTTGAGGCTACGATCTTTAGATTGTACAAAGGCTGAATATTTTGTGCAGTGTAAACCATATAACAATCTGTTTCTTTCGTGTACTCGTCAAGGCTTATACTATGTGTTTCTTTGCCTTTTTTCATAAGTTTTCTAATGTTACGTTTTGGGTCAAGTGCGTAGTCCCATTTTCTCAAAAGTTTGTTTATATCGTCCACAAATTCCCATAAGTCTTGAGCCGTGAAATCTAGTTTATAATCGTGGTCTGATAGCTTTTTAACTAATTGTGTTTGCAATTGCAAAGCTAGTTTTATAAATTTGTCCTTATAAAAAACTATTTTTTCATAGTTATTACCACTTATTACATCTCTGTATTTACATATTTTATCTAAAATGTTTGACATATTTACTCCATCTCTATACTATTGTTCATTATAATTCTCTATTAAAAAATTTTGGAACTTTTTAAGACTTTCTCTTTTTGCATTAAACCATTTTTCAGAGTGTAATAACCGTCTAGGTGCGAGCTGCGAGGGCATACTATACTTCTCGTCAATAATAACACCCTGAAAGGCGTCAGCCCATTCTTCCTGCTCGCGTTCTTCTTCCATAGTTAGCTGACCGTAGTCAACACCCCACGAAAAAATATCAAAAAGCTGCTTACTTGTTATTAATATTTGCATTATTAAGTCCTCTCCTCCAATAGTTCGGGGTTTTCGTAGATATTGCCGATTATTTCACATTCATCAATGCAGTCTTCTTCGTTTTGATATTCATAATATAGTTGAGATAAAGGATATACATTATCATTCCATACATTTGGGAAGTCAAATATTTCATCTTGTGATACCAACATAAAACTTCCGATTTCATATTTAACTTCATAACGATACAACTTTTTTGATGATACATATAAGTCCAAAATATCACCTTCGTAAATCAATTTGCCGTTTTTGTCTTTTAAGCCAGTGCATTGCAAAATAATTACATCCTCAGTAATATCTGTGAAAAAAGCTACATCTCGTGCATTATCTCTTTCAACTAAATAAACCCCAGTATTGTCAATACTTATCCAAGAATCTGTATTCTCGGTTTTAGAATCCAACGGTAAAAACTTTTTTTCAGTTTTATCCCATATTTTAAACTTATATCTATCTTGCATTAGTTACTCCTTTGCTTCGTTGATAATTTCTAAAATATCGTAAGCACCTGTATTAGAAGTGAGTTTATCACTTTTATCAAAATCGCTATTATCTCGTACGTAATTTTCAATCTCATCAAGTGCTTGTTTATATTTTGAGTTTTCGGCATTTAAGTCTTTAAAAACTATGGCTCTTATTTTGTCGGACAATTCTCCATTGTTCCCAAAGGCTATTTCTCTTTTTAATTTCTCACACTCTTGCTCTTTGCGTTTGAGTTGTTTATATAAATCAAAAGCAATTTGTCTTATAGCCTTTGGTGAATGTTTTTCAAACTTATAGCGGACTTCTTCATCTGTCCACTCACTTACATCAACACCATCAACTATCATCTGTTTATCTGTCATTATTCACCTCTTTTTGTTCATATTCACATTCTGATTTATTTACATTTTTAATACTTACTGGCATTACATTAAAATCTCCTTCACCGAAGTAAACTTCTTCTTGATATAAATTACAGCTATTGAAAAATGGTTCGTAATGTATGCAGGTTATACATTTATCTCTTTTCATTTATTCACCTCTTAAATATTTCTTTAATCGTTCTTCGCCAATTTCTTGAATGGCGACGTCTTTAAAATTTCTATTTAAGCAATAAACAGTGCCTTGGGTTCTAATATTATTACAACAAGAAAGACCAACGCCCATAGCTAAATACTTATTGTAATCAATTCCAAGAAAATATTTATCTTGAGCAAAATTATTCCAATCAATCTTCTCGTTCTTATTCAACCTTCTAGCAATATTTTCTAATTGTCTTCTTATCAGAATATTTTCTGCTTCCTGCTTGGCTTCCTCTTCAGTTTCGAAGCAGTTATAAACATTAATTGCTTTTATATCGCTAGGGTAGTTGAAGTTTTTTACGGTATGAATATTTAAACCAAAGTCTAAATACCAATATTCTTCTCTTTCTTCTGGTTTCCATCTCTCACTTTCGCAGACTTTTAACATATTTTTCATATTAGCTAAATGTTCTTTTGCCTTTTCTATTTCGTTTAATATCTCTTGTTTATTCATTTAATACGCAAATTTTAGTATTTTTTTTATTTTTCCTTTTCTTGTGATTCCATTAACTAATCTTGGAACAGAAATATTATAATATTCTGCACAATCACTTATTGATGGAAAAATTTTATTTTCAGTTAAACAAATAACCTGTTTAGTATTTTTTTGTATTCTCTTTTTTACAAGAACTTTGGGATCTGGTTTTTCTTTTTCATTTTTGTAATATAAAAATTTTTCATAGTTAAAGATTTCATCTGGAGTTAATGCTAATTTCTTTTTTAGTTCGTAATAAAGTTCTATTGCATTTTTTCGGCAAATAATATCATTCATTATGCAATCCTCTTTATTTGTCTTTCTACCTTGTTAAATTTAGTTTGTTCTATACAGTCGTCAAATTCTGGATAAGCAATACTTAGTTGGTCCATCAAGACTTGAACGTCTGCAAACTCTTCTAAAATATTTAGTCTATCTTTCCTCATGATGGCTCTTATAAGTTCTGAACATTCTTCAACAAGTTTGTTGAGTTGAGTTTCTTTCCCGTAATGGTCAAAAATCAATTTACAACCATTACAATATTGGTTATATTCGTTTTCGTTCATTTTTTCTCCTAAAAAATTGATTAAGCTATTGTTGGCTTTGCTTAATATTTTGTAACATTGTGATACATACCTATAATGATAATTATGTAAGAAGGCTTGTTTATCATGTTATTAGGTTAATTCCCTATTCTTTTGAAAAATCGACAAGTTGAAAATCTTCTATATATTCTCCATTTTCATTCCAAAATCCACAATCAACTTCTTCAAGTGTTATAGCTTTTGATTTCAATGCCTTGAATAATAATTCCGCTCGATTTCTGCTTTTGAATTTATTGAATAGATGCCAGAGGTGAGTTTTAATAGTACTAATTCCAAGCACTAAATCTCTTGCAATATTGGCATCCGATTTCCAACACCTAATTAAAACGTCTTTCTCTCTCTTTGTTATGTGCATTATTCCTCCTATATACCGAAAACGGTTTTATTCAGTTTTTGGCAAAAAATATCATGTGTCCAACGGGTATTATGTATTACTTTCAAATTTTTATCTGTTTCTATATAATCTTTGCATTTGCCACATTCTTTACAATAAAATGGCATTGTTTCGCTATAATCATATTCATTACTTGGTTTCATGTTTTCTCTCTTTTTTACAATAATTTTCATATTTTTTGCCCCTTCATGCTTTAGGGGTCATCACAAGATAACCCCAAGGACTGAATCTTGTTCAGTTATGCCTTAAAAAATTCTGCAAACGTATTATGTCCATATTGACCTATTGTTGCGGTTAAAACTTCTTGCAAAGTCATTTTATCTTTGTATTTTTCTTTATTGTTTTCTAAATACTGATTTGTACCGAAACTACAAGCTCCAGTAATAGTTCTATAGGCAATAATCCAAAAATTAAGTTCATATTCTTTTGTTTTATCCAAGTTTTGATACTTACTTACATCTCTATCAGAAGTTTTAAATAACCAATCTAAATATGCTTGTTTAACAGTGTTTCCGTGTGCATAAATATCATTTTTAAAGAAAATATAAGCTATTTTATTACAAGATTTAATTTTTAAAATATTGCCTTTGGATGAAAGAATTTCACAAAATATACCGTCAATTTTTCTATATTTTCCATTTTGCCAACATAAAGATTTTTCAACTTCTTTATTAAAATCATTTATAAAATTTTTTGATGGTCTTTTTCGTTCAATATAATTTTTATTTTTAATGTTTGTGCCACTCAAATCAAGATAGCCACCCACGGTTAAATCGTCTGGTAAACTACTAATGTTTGTGCCACTCAAATCAAGATAGCCACCCACTGTTAAATCGGCTGGTAAACTGCTAATGTTTGTGCCACTCAAATAAAGAGAGCCACCCACTGTTAAATCGTCTGGTAAACTACTAATGTTTGTGCCACTCAAATCAAGAGAGCCACCCACTGTTAAATCGGCTGGTA